TTAATATCAGCTGTAGGGGAAGTTCCAGACGCCGCAGATACAATTAAAAAACCTGCTCCGCCGTCACTTGTACTTGCTCCGTTATCTCTAGCAGTTCCAGACGTTGTAGCGGTATATGTAGCGTTTTCTAATACGTCGCCGTCATAAAGCCCTTTATCACTTTGAACATCTATTGAAGTTGCTACTACGTCGCCAACTGGAGAGCTAACACCATAATTTGTTATATTTCCGTTTTGAAATCTTACTTTGTCAGTAGCGTCTACGCCGTCTACACCAATTACTAATAAGCAATCACTACCGCCTAAAAGTGGCTGTAAAGTTGCGTCAGCTGTAGCGTCAAAGAATCCTGTAAGTGATACAGTTCCGTCTTTATTTCCAACTATATAAGTTTTATTAGAGTTTCCAAAAGTAGTTGTTTCTGCTACGTCTGCTGTTCTAGTTGAATCAGCTGAACTAAAGTAAGTTGAAAAATCTGTTTCGTTTAAATATATTTTTGAGTTTTTGCCGTGAACAAAAGCCATTATCGTTTACCACCATTTCTGCGTCCACTATTTCTTCTTCTTCCAGATCTATTGCTTGAGCCGTATTTTCCCATTATTCTTCTTCCTTTTTAGCAATTTCTTGTAATTTATTTTCTTTGTAGTTCTTGTCTATCTTAACAATTATTTTTTGTTCTAGTAGCCAATCAAAAGACTCTTTAGGAATGACGCCTTTATTAATAACATCACCTATTTTAAATTCTTTATTCTTAATTTTTATTCCGCTTTGTATTTCATACATTATGCTAAAACCTCAATTATAAATTCTACACCCAAATAATCAATGTTGTTGATATTATAGACACCATAATTACTTGCTGATAATACTCTAACAGATTGAGCCTCACCTGACAACGTTACATCAGATTCTATTTGAGCTTTAACACTATTAGAGCCACTTGAAATTAAATAGCTATCTAAAGTGTTTTGACTATCTTGTGCGTCTACTCTGCTTATATATAAATAAACTGGTATTTCATATCTATCTACACCTCTTTGCATAGTTGCGTCATACTCTACACGATCCATTACGCCTACTACAGCTGTAGGTGGTTCTACCGAATCTGGAACATAGTTATAAACTGACAAGCTCGTAATATTTGCAAGATTGTTTCCAATTTGAGTTCTTATGTTAGTTAAGTTCGCCATTATCCAGATCCTTATTGTCGAACGCTCATTCTACCAACTTTCCATTTGGTTTCAATCGCAATAGCAGTTCCTGCAAGAAGTGCTTTTTTCTCTGCCTCAGAATCTTTAATAGCAATTTTAAAGAATGGAATTAAAGGTGTTCCTTTTCTTCCTATAGCTTGTTGAACTACATAAGGGCTTATACCTTTATCATCAGCCCATTGTCTTAATGCTTTAATAGGCGGATAGTGTGGCTTACTTCTTGACCACGGCTCTTTCAAATTAACTCTTTGGTCATAATATCCGTGAACGTAAAGGGCATATGGGCTACGAGAATACAAATCAATTCCCTGTGGGAATCCTGCTTGATTAACATGGTCAAAAGTTAAACTTCCCCTAAGATTTCCCCGCCAACGTGGTGCGGTCTTTTTAGCTTTAACTGTAATAGTTTGGCCATACATTGAAAAGAAATTACGAAGAGCTACACCTGCTAATGCGTTGAGCTCCATTCTTTTTTTGAATTGATTAGCACCTGAAACGTAATTAGCCATTACAACCTGTGAACAACTAAATCTTCAATTAATTGTTTAGCGTCTGGATCAAATTTTGTAAATATTTCTATTTGTCCTGTTTGTTCATTTCCTAATACATTGAAAGGGGCGTCTTTACGTTTAAAAAATCTTAATGATTGAATTAATGCAGCTTGAGTAACAGCTTGAGGAATAGCTGACCAACCCCATTTTCCTGTTATTTTTACATTTTTTTGAATTAATGGATCGAATCGTTCAGAAGATCTGGTAGGCAATATTCTCAATTCAGTATAAGGTTTTAAATAAGTATTTCCGTCAGCTACATAATTTATTTCTGGATTAATTGGAATTAATATAAAATCTGTATCTAATGTTAATGTAGTGTCGTAAGTTCCGTCATCAGTTGTATCTAATTGAACTATTAAACCTGTAGTTGTTGATAAATCAGGTATCTCTAAATAAAACTCATTAACAGGTGTAAAGTATTTAACTTGAACAGTTGTATCTTGCCAGAATCTTCTTCCGCAATATTGGTCTATTAATCTACAAGCCCCGTTGATAGCATTGTCAATATTTGTATCTTGAGCTGTTCCACTTAAACCGATATAGCCTTTTAAATCATCTTTATCAATATATTGACCAGCCATTTAAAACCTACTTGGCTTTATTCTCTTTAGGTGCTTTTGCCTTTTTAACTAAACCCCATTCTTTAGCTTGTAAGTCAGATATTTCTTCACCTGCTCTAGCTACTAAAGAAACAGATTGACCTGCGAACTCTTTTGGATGTCCGTCTGATTCAATATATTTGTCATCTTTTTTGTATAAATCTTTTTTTAATTTGTAAGCCATTTTTCCTTTTTCCTTTGAGTTCTGTTTCTCACTCGATCCATAAGACGAGTGAGAAAACAAAACCATAATTACTAACTTTAGAAGTTTGTAATTGAACAGAAAGCAGTTGCTCGATAGATTGCGAAACCTAAGCGCATATTTGCTTTCATCATTACTTTGTCCTTAGTAAAGAAGTCATCGTGAGAATCTGACATAGATACTTCCATTCCCTCTCTACTTACAATGTGAGCAGCTAAACCGCCACCGAATGCTCCGACAAGTGCTGTTCCTGCAGCTATTGCAGTTGAAGCAACAACAGGAACACCCCAGATACTAGCTGTAGGTGCACCATTGAACATTCCAGCTCCAACGAATAATGGTTGTAAAGCTCCTGAAGTTGTAACAGCGTTTACTTCTGTCACAATATCATACCAATCAGATGGATGCATGAGTATTGCGTCTGGTTCTACGAATGCGTCTTTTCTGATTTCAGTAATTGCTTGATAGATCTGGCCAATTCTCTTTAGATTTCCTGCAAAAGTTGCATAGTCAAAAGTATTGATTCCAGATTTGTTCAAGATACCACGGATATTAGGTGCTGTACCATTTCCATTGATTAATTCGCTGTCAAGTCTTAGCTGTAACATTGTTCTTAATCTTGAATCTAAATAACCATTTACAGTAGCAACATCTGAAAGTAGTTCTTCAGTTACAGGAATAGATACACCAAATTTTCTGATGTTCTCTGTGTTCTCTGTAAATGCAAGAGCTGATTCACCGAAAGCGTTGCCTTCAGCTACTTCTGCTGCGTTGTTTGTAAATGTTGTTTCTTCCAAATATTTATATTGATATTGGTCAGTTGTTATAACTGAGAACAAGTCAATTACGCTATTTGGATTTCTTAATGCAGTTGGGACAATTAAATCATCTCTGACTACTGCAGGTGGATAACCAGTTTCTGTTAAAAGAGTTTTCTTTTCAAGAATTGGATTCCACTTAATTTCAGAAGTCACGTTTAACATTCCGTCATTTTTAAATGCTTGAAATGCTTTTGATTCCATTACCATATCTGCTAAAGATTTTTTTGTAATCTTTTTTTCTTCTTCATGAATTGGAAGAGATTTTACTTCAGCACCTTTAACAAGTTCAGCCTCATTATCAGCTTTTTGCTTTTCAAATAATTGCTGTTCTCTTACTTCTTTTGCTAAAGTTTCAAGCTCATCATTTCTTTTTGCCCATTCTTCTTTTTGTTGTGCGTCCATATCAGAAAAATTGACGTCAGCAAATTGTTTAGCTTGCTCTCTTAATTCTTGAAGTTTTGATTGCTTTGCCTTTAAATCAGACATAATCATTCTCCTTATTAAATTAAATCTGAACTATCGTCTAACAATCTGCTAGTTTCCCTAAACAAATCGTTAATTTCTAGTTCATTGTCTATTACTTCATTTCTATCAGTTGCGACTCTAAGCATAGTGTCGATGTCTTGGTGCATATCTTCTAATGCGTCTTTTAATTTCTCGATTGCATCCGCTGACGAATCTGATAGGTTTTTATCTTTGCCTAGACGTAAAGCAGTAAGCTCTTTACATCTTTCCAGAAGTGACGTCATCTTGATAAGCAAGTTATCCACTTCATCTACAAAACTCATTCCGCTTTTTTCTTTTGGATCTATAAGCGTTTCATCTATTTCTTTTAATTCTTCTTTTTGTTCTTTAACTGCGACAGTATGAGTATTTTGATTTGCTCCTACTAATACAGGGCTGACTTCCCACACTTTAACATCTTTTAAAAATCTAACTTCTTGTTGTTCGCCATTATCTTTTGTAAACATTCCTTTTTCTGAATCGTGAACTTCAAAACCGAATGACCATTGTTGTAAATCATCCATAGCTTTTACAGTTTCGTATGCCTCACGTCCTGCCTCAGTATTCATATTGAATTTGCCCTCAAAAATAGCTTTATTTTCATCTTGAACAATTTTTCCTTTACCTATGATATGTTTCCAATCGTGTCCCCATACCATTACGACACCTTTATCGCCGTAGCCAGATCTAATTGATTTTGGTAATACGACATCGTTGTCTGAATCTATTTCATTAAATACAGAAAAAACTGCTTTAACTTGTCCTGTTTCTTCATTGAATGAAAGTAAGTCTTTACTTCTATATTCTTTTTTGTCCACTTCTTCTAAATCCTTTTTTCGTTATAACTTAAAAAACATCTACAATTAACTGTTAAGTCAGGCGACGCCCCTAGAGAGCTATCACCTGGATATGCTAATTTGTATCCATCATAGTCAAATAAACTGTTTTCGTCTATCTCTGTTCCGTCTAAAATTACGTGAGCGTCACGAACTTTGCCGTCCCTTTGACTAATCCATTCTTTAGTGTAGAGCAATCCTGTAGACTTTGCACCAATTAAACGTCCATAATTTGCAACTTTATTTGTTTCCGTTCTCGCTATTGTTAAAGCTCTTGTTAGATTCTTTTGGCTTAATACTTTGCGAACTGCGTTCGCTACAAAGTTTTGTAATCTAGTTCCAGAATAATTTAATTGTAAGCCCTCATCTAATGACTTTAGAAATGCACTTTCAAATCTCTTCTTAGAAGTCTTGGCCATATTTGGAATCATCTCATCTATCATTCCTGCTAAATATTCTATGGCGTCTTTATTTTGTCTAAGGTTTGTTAAAGGGAATTTACTTGGATCGATGAGCCTTAGAAAAAATCCCTGAGTTAATAAATCATTTCTATCGTGTCTTACTTTTTCAAATCTTACTGAATTGATTTCTTTATTTAGATCTGGTAGCAATAAATCAACTTGATAAAAAGCGAAATCATTAGCAATAGCAACATAGTAATCAAATAGTTCAGCTTTCCAACTATCCATGTTCGTGTCTATAGCTTGATTAATAATTGCTTGTATTCCTAATTCATTCGGCATATATCTATTTAGTAATTGAAATATTTTCATATCTTGAGTTTGGAATAAATCAAAATAAACTTCTTTAATTGCTACTTCCCAATTATCCACAAATCTGTCGTGTTCTTTCCAAAGAATATCTTTTACATCTTCACTTCTAAATTTATTTAATCTGTAATCCCATTCTTCTTGTCTTAATATATTTTTACGGCGGATTAATTCACTTACACTTCTTGCTTTTTCATCTCTTTTATTCATAGCCCTTACAAGTTTTTGGCTCCAACTTTTACCTGCCTCACCGCCCCACAAAGCCCAAGCAATTCTTCCATTTGATGGATAGCCGTCTTCACCCTGTCGCCACCCTTCAGCTCTTTTATCAACTTCGTGTCGGGGGAAGTATTTAGCAATATGTCTTACTTTTTCAGCTCCTGCAGTAGTGTTATTTAAAATATATCTAGCGGAATTTAAACCAACTGAAGTGCCTCCACGTCCAAATTCTTTACGCCATTCTAAGCCACGTTTTGCCTCTTCTTTAGCACCTTTTGGAATAGTGAAATCCAGATCGTCGTATAAACCTTTATAACTTTTTTTTGTAGATAGTGGATGAGCTGACGGTAATAAATCGGTGTCGAACTTTCCACCCCTATAACGTAAATTCCTAAGTGCGTACAAAAAAGCATTAACTCTAGCATAAGCCCATTGGTCTTCACCTGTTACATTCGGTCTTACGCTTTCAGGATTAGTTCGATATGCACCAACGCCACGCCTAAAGCATTGAGTAAGCATTCCAAGAGTTACACGTTTACGTGGATCATCGCCCCACTTCTCGTTGTGTTCTTCTACTTTTTTTTGTAAGGCTCTTCTAACAGTTTCAGTTAGTTCTTTACTCTCTATCATCTTGGATAAGCTCTTCATATTCTTCGTGAGTTGAACACGGCATATAGATAGTCATTCCGTTTTCATCCATCGTATGAGTTCCTACACAACCAATCTCTTCAGCTCGTTCTTCTGCCTCAGCTTTAGTAGTAAACATATCTGTATCTATTACAGCTTTTGGCTCATCTGCAAATCTTGATATTTGACGCAATCTTATTTCTGCTAATTCTCTTGTAGGATAACAGCCCATATTTCTTCCAGACTCTTCAGCTATTACGCAAAACTCACCGTCAATTTCTTGAACTACTTTAAACTCAACTTTGTAATCTGCTTTATTATCTTCGTCATCTTCGGTTATTACTTCTTCAACTTCTTCTTCAATTACTATTTCATTATTTGGTTCTAATTTATTTGGATCTAAATTAGCAGGCGTCACTAATTTATTTGAATCTAAATAATAAACATTTTGGCTGTCGTTAGTAGGTAAGCCGACTTGTTCTCTTGCCTCAGCTACAGTAATCCAACCGCCCTGAACACCTACGTTAAGACGATTGTAAAGCTCATCCATATCTTGTTGTAAAGCTCTTACTTCTGAATAGTCATAATAAGCTGACATAGAATCATCGCTTTCATAATCTTTTAACAATATTTGTTGCGTTATCTCTTCACCTACTTGTTTCCATAACGGAATTAATTTATTTTCTGTAAAAAATTCTCTAAGAGTTTCAGCATTAGAATATGTAGCGTGAGAGAGTCCAGATCCTAAACCTGCAAGAATTGCAGGAACACCCAATACAGCTGATATTCTCTCTTCAGGAACACGTCTTAATGTTCCTATGTCTAATTCTGTAGGGCTGAAAGCCATTTTCTCTACTTTCATAGCACCTGTTATTACAAGCGGTTTGCCTTTATTTTTTCCTGCGGTTTTCTCTTGATAAGTTCTTGCTATTTGTTCTGCCTCTTCTGGCGTCGGTGCGTATTCTGTTCGTGGGGATATTAGCACGGACGGAACACCGCTGTTTGAAAGAAGAGCTGTCGCCAGTTGTCCTGCCGATTCGTCGCCGTAGATTTCTCTTAAAACTGACCTTAAAGGTGCAAAACCTTTTTTATGATTATTTGGATCGAGTCCTAATCTTATATGAACAATATCTTCTGGCTTAATAATAAATTTTTGATTATTAGTTTCATATTCATAGTGAGTGATTAAATCTTCTTTATTACCTTTTGGATTAACTTCTTCTGGCATTAACGGATATAGTGCGACTAATTGACCTGCGTTATTCTTTTGTTTAAGTAAGTAAGCGTCACCTGAAACGTGCATAGCATTAATTATGTATTGCTGAACAATATCTCCAGACATATATGGATTTGGTCTTCTCATTAAATTGATTAATGGATGATTTAATACTTCTTGTTCGTAGCCCTCATCATCTCTTTTATAAATTGATAATGGAGCCTCAGAAAATGATGTTCCTAAAACTTGTAAACAAGCTGTTACTGCCGAATTACTAGCACCATTGCCCATAGTGCTAACGTCCCACGCTCCTGCTCTACTATTCCACCCCTGTATAAAATTCATATTGTTATAGAGTGAATCCTCATCTCTAAATGTGTTTAATCTTTTTTCTTCTTGTCCAGATCTATTAAAAATTATGTCGCTTAACTTCCTACGTTCAGCCATTTCTTTTTCCTCTCAAATAGCTTGACAGCTGAATTAGACGCACCCAATTAAATTGGAATCCAGCTCCCAAGCAACTCTAATAAGCTGTAAATCTTTTTTGGTTTTGATTTAACAAAACCGCATACGCTAAAGCGTCCACTTGGTCATCGTGTTCGCCAACTGGAAACGTCAGTAATTCACGCATTAAATCATCATACCATACAGATTTCTCATTGAACCACACTTTACCATTTTCCATTCTCGCTGCAAGCGGTAGTGCTCGGCTCACTTTATCTCTATCTGCTCTTAGTTCCTTTACAGGTAATCCCTCACGTCTAGCTATTTGCACCATAGATAATTGAAAACCTGTTTTCTCGATATAGAACGCCTCAGGCATTTCTCTATCATTTATGTCTTTCATTATAGGGATAATGTCGGGGGCTTCAACTCTTCGGCGTAATAAATCTAACAAAATAAATTGGCCATTAGGTGTAACCGCTACAGTTGCTATAACAGTAAAGTCAGCTGTAGTTTTTGTCGACGCCGCAAGATCCATAGTGCAATACTTCCTGCACTCACTTAATTGAACTTCTTCATCACCTACTATGTAATATTCGTTAATTGTTTCATTTCCAGATCCGTCGTATTCTTCTCGTTCTTCAACTTCATAAAATCTAGCCCATTGACTTTTAAAAATTGAGCCGAACTCTGTAAACTCTGCTAAATATTCTTGACTAAATACTAAAGAGCCTAATTCTTCTTTTGCTCCCTCAATTTCTTCTTTTGGTATATACGGATTATCAAAAGTTGTAAATTTGAAAACTGACCAATTATCTAAACTTTCAGCTCTCATAACTAATTCGTGAAACCACGTGCCCATTCCATTAGGCGTTGATATAAATATAGCTTTGCCCTGTCTATCTGTTAGCGTTGGTCGTAATACTTCCCACACGTCTTTTTTCATGAATGCTACTTCATCAAGAATAATTAAATCTAATCCTGCACCTCTCAATCGATCTGGATTATCTCCAGACTTACATTGAATAAATCCGCCACTACTAAATTCAATTCTTTTTTCAACTTCTCTAATATTTGTGTTTGGTATTTGATTAGCAAAATTTTTAAACTCTCTGTAAGAATCTTGAGTCATATTGTAAGTAGGTGCTACGAACCATACTCTACCGCCATTAATAGCAGTTTTAATAGCATAAAGAATTGATAAACGAGTTTTACCAAATCTTCTTCCTGCGACAATTACTTTAAACCTATTTGGATCTCTTATAACTTTAATTTGATTTTTATGTAATTTAG